TTTTAATTCTTGATTTTTTAGTTTTCTCTTTTCCTTCAAAATTTCTTTGTTATTTTCTGTCCAATTTTTTTTCCATTCTTGGTATTTTTCTTTATTTTTCTCTCTATATTCTTTTGTTTTCTCATAAATTTCTTCTTTATTTTCAGATCTATACTTTTTCATTTGTTCAGCAATAATATCTTTATGTTCTTCCTTATATTTTTTCTCTTGTTCTCTAACTTTTTCTTTATTTTCTTCTCTGTATTTTTCTGTAATAGCATTTTTTGTTGACTTTCGTTCATCTTCTGTAATATATGCTTTACAAGAATTTAAGTTTGCACTATGTTGTTCGATAAGTTCTTGTTCTCTCATTCTTGCTTCTAATTTCGTTTTACAATTAAATTTTTCAATTTCTACCATTTCCCATTCATCCCAACCTCCATTTTCACGTATAATTTTATATTGTTTTAAGTTGTAATGCTTATCAAATTCGTTTTTTGTATTTCTAATATGCTGTCTTTTTCTATCCTTAAAATTAGTTGTATGACCAATATAACAAAAATTTAATTCTGCATTTTTAGGATAAATTTTATAGATAACATAAACAGTTTCAACATCTGGAATGTGAGATTCGTCTTCCATTCTATTCATTATTTATATTATACTCTTTAAGTTGTTTATAATATAAATATATTTAAGAAATTTATTTATGAAATTTTTCTGGTAGGAATGCCGCTATCAACAATATAGATAGAATTTTCTGTAATGATAATGTACTCAGGTCCAGACTTGTAAAACTTCTGAATACTACTCGTATACTCTTCCTCAGAGCGTACTAGTAGTTTTTCACCATTCTCTCTAGCACCAACAAGAGCCTTTTTATCAAGAGAAGGAGCCCAATAATCCAACATGATAGGCTTATCATCAACAATAGCAAGTTTAGCAGCGTGTTTTAAGGTGGGTTCAGAAGGCATTCTGTAATTTTGAGGAGCAGATGCAGTTGAAAGGTCAGTCTTTTGTACTGGCTTAGTTAATTCAGACATATTATATAATTTTATACTTAAAGTCTTTAAATACTTATATATTAAAAGTATTTTAATTTAAATAATTTTAAACAATAAATATAAATGAAAAATATTGTAAATCAGGAAATGAAATATTCTTTACATAATTCTGAAAATTTTAAAAAGGAATTAGAACCAGAAATTGGAGATGTTATTGAAAAAATTTCAGGATTAATATTAGAGTATTTTAAATTTATTGTTGAAAATATAAAACTAAGAAATTCAAGTTTTTCAAAATTTATTATAATTAGAGGTCTAGACACAATATTAAATGTCTTTAATTTTATTTTACTTTATACAAAAAATCTAGATGTAACATATTTTAATTGTCAAAAATCTTTTTATTTTTATGTCGAGTTTGTAGGTCAAATAACAGAAGATGAAAAAATGTTTTTACAACTAAGTTCACGAGATGCTAGTACTTATGTTTATAAAAAAACTATTTTTGATATTAATTCGGAATTAAGAAAAAATAATGAAGAAATTTCAGATTATACAAAATTAAAATTAACGGTTATTAATTGCTATATTGAAATATATAAAACATTATTATTAAAATTAATAAATGATGATTTAACGAACAATACAAACCTTAATTTACTTGAGGAATTGTATAAAAAATTAAATAATTTAAGTAATAAATCTTTTATACATGATTTAAATAATATAATCGAAAATTTATTTTATAATACACAAAAAGCAAATGAATTATATGAAATATGTATTTTATTAATAAAAAAAATAGTAAAAAATCCACAAATAATAAAAAATATTAATAATAACTTTTTATCAGAGGATTATAAAAATAAATTACTTGAAAAACCAGAAAAATTTATAGCGTGGTTTATTTCTTAGGTAGATGTTTCAATTGTGATATTACGTCGTCTTACTTTTTTAGGTTTATCTTTCGAAGATTTTTGGTTTTCATTAGCAGAAGAATATTTTTGGCAAATTGATTTAAATTCAATATTAAGAATAATCTTAAGGAAATCATAAATTACAATAAGAACATTTTCATCACATTTTCCAACAATTAATACGCTTCCTGTTCTAAAAATCATAAAGGATACTTGAATTATATTTTTATATAAATGTTTATTTTCTGCAGAAATCTGAGACCCATTTTGAATACCAACATCTGGATTATAATAAAACTTACATTGAATTCCAGGATATGAGCAAGGGTCATAGATAGACTGAATATTATATTTAAATTTTAAAATGTCATAAAATGCTTCACGATTAATAAAGAACCCGCAATTAAAATTAGAGTTAATTAATACTGTTTCATTACTATCTGGTTTATAACTTAACTTATCTGTAATATATGGTTGTAATGTTTTTAGCACTTCCTCTAAAATTAATTCAAATATTTTTTCATTTTGTATTCCTGGGAGTTCAAGTTTTCCTGTATTAAAAACCTTAACATGGAATTCTTTAAACATATTATCAACTTTCATACGAAGTATCACGACAAAACAGTTGTAAAACGCACTCTTCTTTTTGCAACGATAACTCATAATATCCTTCTTAGAAATTCCGATACTTAACTTGCGAATATCTTTAAATTTAATACGTCCTGCAGGATTATCAATGTGTGTAATAACGTGTTCTTCAACATAATGGTCAGTTCCTAACTTGGATTGTATTTCCTCAAGTTCTTCTTTAGTGAAAGAATTAAACTTCATTTGTTTTTTAATGACACCATTTTGTGGTTTAGAATAATATATAACAGGAATATCCCAAAATATAGTTTTTAAATCAATAGGTATATTTAAATATGCAATTTTAGTCTTTGTGCTAATATAAATGTCAGTTGCTTTAGGAGCATCAATATCCATAGAAATATTAGCAGAAATATATTCATTGGAATCCTCTTTAAGATATTCGGTTAATTGGTCGACATCATCGTCATCAGACATTATATCATCTCCATGTCCAGATGATATAAAATTATCCCATTCTTGATCAATGTTCATGCTTATAGACATATATAACAGTACCAATATGTCTTTAAATTCTTTAAATTAAATTAATTTCAATTATTTTATTTATTATATAATATAAAGAATGATATCCAATCAGTGCATCATAAGTGAAAGAAGCAATATTATATCAATTAAGCAAAATTTATCTACATCCATGAAGGAAAATTCTCCAAAAAGTGAATATAGTCTTAAGCAAAATTTTTTTGATCCATCAAAAAGCTCTCCGCCTAACGAGTTTATGATTAAGTTACATATGAGAATGAATAAATTCTATATTGATAAAAAAGATGATAGTCTTGATATTGAATAATTTACATGTATATTGTTATTCTCATTTTGAGAATGCATTAAATTCTCTATAAAATCTAAAAACTTACTATTTACGTATTTAGGATATTGTTTAATAATATAATTGAGGAAATCTTTGATTATATTCTTTTTATCAATATTGTAGTTTATGCTTATCGAATATATGTAATTATTTATTACATCTATTTTTTCTCTCTTTGCAAGCTTATTTAGAAGTTCATCCCATATGTCATTATCTATTATATTTAGCATTTCTGGTTTCAGATTTTGATTTGATTGTATAAAATTTATCATACTTCTTATATCTGATTTATGCAGTTTTTGAATACACGAAAGCGTTTTTATTGATAAATTTAAACCTTCTGAAACTGATATATTATTTAGGAAATTAATTATGTCTTCACTCGGTAACTGATTAAACCGAAGTTTAATAAATTCATTTTGTAATCCCTCATCTATTTTGCTAATATAATTACATATTAAACAAAATCTTACATTACTAGTATAATTCTGCAATAAGTATCTTAATGCTTGCTGAGCATTTTTCGTCATATAATCAACTTCATCTAAAATAACAAACTTCATACCATTTTTAAATAACGGTTTTGAATTTACAAAAAAATTTATTTGATTTCTTATTATGTCTATACCTCTCTCATCTGATGCATTTAAATGTATAATTAAATCTTTGTTCTTATTACCTTGTTTTTCTTGATATGCGTTTATTAAATTAATTATTGTTGTAGTTTTACCTGTTCCTGGAGGTCCATAAAAAAGTAAATTTGGAAAATAAGATGTGTCAATAATATTTTTTAAGATTTTCTTATTTAGAGGGTCTAGAACTATATCATCAAAAACTTTTGGTCTATACGATTCTACAAAAGGTATACCACCACTAGTCATTTATTAATTATAAAAGTTATTTATTTAATATATAATTAATTATAATTATCAAAATATACATTGTGGAAAGATATTATTAAAAATAAAAATTGAAATTAAAATATTAAAGATATTTAATGAATAATAATATAAACATGTCTCAACCATACCCATCAGGATATCTAGAAATTATACTAGGTTCTATGTACTCAGGCAAAACTAGTAAGTTGGTTGAAATTTATAATCAATGCAAATTTTGTAATATTTCTGTTGCTGTAATTAATCATTCGTTTGATAATCGTTATGACAATGATTTACTTTCCACTCATGATAAAGTAAAAATACCGTGTATTAAAAGTGATAAATTAATGGATTTATGGGCTGATTATATAAATTTGGAAGAATCTATTGATCGCATTCCAAAAATTAGAGATAAATTTAAAATTAACACGAGTAGTGTGATTTTAATTAATGAAGGACAATTCTTTCCAGACCTTGAAGAATTTGTTAAATTATTATTAAAAAATGAAAAAAAGGTTTATATTTGTGGATTAGATGGTGATTTTGAGAGAAAAAAATTTGGGCAAATTATTGACCTAATTCCATTATGCGATAAGGTACATAAATTAACATCACTTTGTTCTTTATGTAAAAATGGAACAAAGGGAATATTCTCAATGCGTTTAACTCAAGAAAAAGAACAAACTGTTGTAGGTTCTGATAATTATATTCCAGTATGCAGAGAATGTTATAATAAAAAACGTTAAATACAGTGATAATATATATTAAAACAATTTAAACCACTTTCTATATTATAATATATAATATAGAAATGTCTAAAAATATAACTAGTACTGTAGTTAAAAAACGCGGTAGAAAATCAAAAAAAGAAATCGAGGAAGCTGAAAAAAATGCAAATCTTGAAAAAAGTCAAAATGAAGATTCACTTAATAAAGAAGAAAATATTGAAGTCAATATTGAAGAAAATTCTATTTTTTCTAGTAACACTAATGGAGAAACTAATCTAATTGATGAAATTATTCAGTCTGATGAAGACGACGACAACAAATTAAGCCCAGAAAAACCAGTTGCAAAAAAACGCGGTCGAAAACCCAAAGGAGGTAAAATTATACAGCAAATTACACCTTTAAATAATACTAAAGAAACAAAACCTAATATCATATTACATCTTAAATGTTCTCTTAAAGATTTAAACTCCGCAAATTTGTTTGGTTCATCGCTTGAAGGTTATTCTTTTTCTACTAATCAACCCAAACTAGCATATGATGTAATGAATAATGAAATTATATGTCAACCAGTTAAAGTTCCAGAATATGAAGTTGAATTAGAGTCTGATTATGATTTAGATAGTTGTAAAAAGGACAATGATATCAGAGACATCTGGAAAAAATTAAAGGTTTTAGAACATTATATGCATATTAATAATATTAATAACAAAAAATCTGCATGTTTTTGGGATACGTGTGAATTTGATAATCCACCAATTTATATACCTAAGTATTTTATGAATAATAGTTATCATGTTTACGGTTGTTTTTGCAGCCCCGAATGTGCTGTAGCGCATCTAATGAATGAACCTATTGATAGTTCAAGTAAATTTGAGAGATATTATCTATTAAACAGTATTTATGGTAAGATTTATGATTATAAGAAAAATATTAAACCTGCACCAAATCCATATTATATGCTTGAAAAGTATTATGGCAATTTAAGTATTCAAGAATTTAGATCACTATTAAGAAATGAGCGACTATTTTTAGTTGTGGATAAACCTTTAACTCGTATAATGCCAGAACTTCATGAAGATAATGATGATTTTATTATTAACAATAAAATTATACCATCAAATACATATCAAATTAAGAAACGTTTGCAGAAAAAGCAAACTAAAACTAATATATTAAGTGAGCGCTTTGGTCTAGCTCATTAATAATATAGTTTTTTCATTAATAATATAGTTTTTTCATTAACTATATTATTTTTTATTTATTTATATTATGAATACTGAAGTTATGAATGATGAATCTTTCTCTTTTTACGCTTTAATAACATATATAAAAGAAAATATTGCTGGATTATTGTTGTTGATATTAGCTGTGTTAATTATTGTTTTTGTTGATTATATATCTAGAATTAATGCTATAATATTTTCAGCACCTCCTTCTATGCTTCTTCCTAATGTAATTCCAGGTGGAATACATCTAATGCAAAATAATAAACCTCAAAAAATGCGTAAATTTAGGAAACGATAATCTCATATACTCCATGTTCATTTAGTCCAGTTTGACCTAATTCTGATTTGTAACCTAATTGATTTCCAATTAGTCTAGTTCCATGTTGCATAAAATCATAAGACCAATGTGTATGACCACTTATCCATGTTAAAACATTACTTAAATTAAAATTTTGTAAGGTTCCGTCTGGCCAAGCAAAATTCGAATTTTCAGTTCTCTTTTGTGTCAAATATTTTGGTTGTGACGTACCTGACATGTGTGGAGGAAAATGTGTCATAACAATTGTCTTTTTATCGGTTTCATTTAAATACTTTTGTAAACAATTAAATGATTCATCTGCTAATTCTTTTACATATGTTATATCTAAATCTACAATCTCATGTAGACCTTGTTTAAAATATGATATATAGTTATAATCGTTAATACTTATTTTTGCTTGATTTGTTGAAGTAAATGGCGGAATAGTCCAGAATGTTGCTCCATAAATATTTATATTTTCTTCATCTAGAGAGACAAAATTATTATCTAAACAAAAGACATTTCTATATCTCTCTGCAATTTTATATTTATACTCAAATAAAAGTTCATTGTAGCTTTTTCCCTTTATATAATACTCGTGATTACCTGGAATGTAAAATGTTTTTACCCAATTTGATGAACAGTAATCCAAAAATGGAAAGAATAATGGATGATTATAATGACAAACATCACCAGCTAAGAATAAATATTTTGCTCTTACATTAATAATTGGTAGTTTATTCCATACTTCAATATGAAGGTCTGAATATATTTGAATTAGTATTTTTTTTGTAGTCATATGTTATAATTATACTTATTTATTTAAGTAATTAACATATAATCAAATTTATTTTATATTATTTTTTTTACTTCACCTCTGTCAACTCTTTCGCGATAATCTTTCATAGCTCCATCTAAATGTCCTCTTAGTTGTTTATAAATTGCTTGATTTACAGACTTAACTGGTGGTGACTTTTTTTCAGTAATACCAAAATAGTCTCGAATAACTGCCATTTCATCAAAATTAAATTGTCCAAGCTTCCCTCTAGCTTTTTCAGTAGTATAATCAGTTTGTCTCATAATCATCTCAACTTTGCCATCAATTTGGTCTGTTTCAACTAAAGAAATATTATCCATATATGAAATAGATAAATTATTATTTAAATCATATTAAACGAATAGTTATATATATAATTATACTATATGTTTCAGACAAAGAAAGTAAACTCATTTAATATTAATCCATTAGTTATTGAAATTGAAAATGTAATTCAGGAAGGATTACATAAAATTCTTTCAGATTACACGGATAGATATAATTTATTGGAAAAAACTCATAGAGAAATTATGAATTTACCATCTATTAGAGAAGAATTTAATAGAAACAATTACGAAAGTGATAATGATAACGAAAGTGATTTTGTTGGAAATATTACTACTACTACTAATATTAAAAATGTAGATAATTACTCTGTTAAAAATGCGGTTTGTTCTCTTGAAACTAGATTAGATAAATTAGAAAGAAATTATGACACTATTATTCCAGTTTTAGATAAAATTTTAAATAAAATTAATAAACTTGGAAATGATATTAGTGAATTACAAAGTGATAGAAATAATTCTTCTGTAGAAACTTTCCATACAGTTAATATTGAGAAATCAACTGCTGTTAAAACAAGTGAAAATGAAAATATTGAAATTCATGTAGAAGAACATAGTAAAGAGTTAGTTCAAGAAGAATTTGAGGATTCTGATGAAGAAGATATTAATCCTGCACTAATTACGTGTTCTACAATTATATTAAATAATTCAGAAAAAGAAACTGAAGAGAAAACCGAAGAGGATGATGATGAATTGTCTGTTGGAGAAGAGTTAGGTGAACAGGTTGAACCTGAAATCGAAACAGTAGAAGAAACCGAAGAAGAATCTGTTGAAGATACTCCAGCTGAAGAAGAATCTGTTGAAGATACTCAAGCTGAAGAAGAATCTGTTGAAGATACTCCAGCTGAAGAAGAATCTGTTGAAGATACTCAAGCTGAAGAAGAAGCTGTTGAAGATACTCAAGTTGAAGAAGAAGCTGTTGAAGATATTCAAGCTGAAGAAGAATCTGTTGAAGTTGAAGATATTCAAGCTGAAGAAGAATCTGTTGAAGTTGAAGATATTCAAGCTGAAGAAGAATCTGTTGAAGTTGAAGATATTCAAGATGTTGAAGCTTCTGTAACAACTATTCAATGCAATAAATTAACTGATGAAGATAGTATTGAAACTGAAACAAAAGAAGAAGAAGAAGAAGAAGAAGAACAAGAAGAAGATGAAGAATTATTTGAAATTGAAATTGATGACAAAACTTACTGCACAAATAATGACCAAAATGGATTTATTTGGGAATTAACTGAAGAAGGTGAATCAGGTGAGAAAATTGGCTACTTAAAGGATGGTGATGCCTTCTTTTACGAAGATGACAATTAAATTCCACTTTTAAGCAACGCTACCTTTGGTTAAAAAGGTAAATCCAAATAATATTTTAATTCCACTTTTTATACAAGTTGAATTATAATATTATTATATTATAAAATGATAAATTTATGTGCTCCCGCAATTATATATTTAATATTCTCAATTACTCAAATACTTATTGACACATTTAAGGGTCTTTATAATACTGCAGCAATGAAAGTGATTGTAACTATTATGGTTACTTTATTATTAAATATTTTATGTGAAAAAGGTCTTAGTGTCGTTTCATGGATAATTGTTTTTATACCATTTATTCTAATGACCGTCATTGTAAGCATGTTACTTTATATTTTTGGTTTAGATACAGCAACTGGAACTTTAAACTATAAATGTGATGGTAATAATAATAATATTAATTGTGGTAATGGTATTACTATTGATGATTTGGGTAATATAATTATTTATGATCCAGAATATAACTCATTAAAAAATCCTGTTTATTATCAATCACCAAATATCATAGTTCCAAATCCTAATGCGAATGATATTGTTGTAAAAAATAATGTTGTTTTTGTACCTAGAGGGTCAAGCAGTCCATCTTATCAAAGTTAAAGAAAAAATAATAAAACAATTTAAATAGATATCATTATATATATTATTAAAAATGATATCTTATTTACTAAATTCAATTCTAATAAGCATTCTATTTGCTGATTTATTAGAGAGAAAATTTCCAGAACAATTTAGAACTTTTTTAACAGAAGTAACATTTAATGCTTTTTATTTATATAGCAAAATGCAGATTTATTTTATGAGAGTTAACAAAAATTTTAATGATTTTGTCGAAAGTAATCCTGCTCTTTTAAAAATAAAAATTGGATTAGATGCCATTATGAAACCTAAAAAGGGAGTAGTAACCAAAACTGAATTTATTAAAAATGGCGAAGGAGAAGATGGTGCTAATTGTGATTTTTCTATATTTTCATGGTTAAGTAATGACAAAAGTTGTGTGAATAAAAAGATTATTTATGATATAAATGAACCAATGACTATGTCAGAATGTTCAGATATAAAATTTATGCTTATTGAACTACAAGTTAGAGAGAAAACCTACAAAGTAGATTTAAAAACAGACAATTATAATTTTTATTTGGTTGGAAATAAATTTACGAAGCAATTTTTTATCTATTATTTAAAACAATATTTACAAATTAATGAATCGATAAATGACACCGATATTATTCAACTTAAAATTATAGACCACGATGTCAATATAATTAATATTGAATTTACTGATAAAAATGACAGCATACTATTGGAGAAAATTGGCTATAAAGTCTCAGATAATAATAAATAAATAAATATATATAAATTGAAAACAATTTAAAAAAAAATTGAGATAAAATAATATAATGTTATCCCAGCATACAGATATAATGGAAACAGCAACTTCAAGTTCTAATATGGAGACATTTCATAAGTTGTCAGACATGTGGACTTTATGGGCGCATTTGCCTCATAATACTGATTGGAGTTTAAAAAGCTATATTCCTATTTCAACATTTACAACGATTGAGGAAACTATTGCGGTTACTGAATCGTTGCCTCACTCACTTGTTGAAAATTGTATGTTATTTATGATGAGAAAAGGTATCACTCCTATGTGGGAAGACTCCAAAAATAGAGACGGCGGATGTTTTTCATATAAAGTTTTAAATAAAAATGTTGCACTCGCTTGGAGGGATTTAACATATTGCATCGCTGGTGGGTCTGTTAGTGGTAGAGCTGGTTTCTTTGATTGTGTGACTGGGATAACAATATCACCTAAAAAAAACTTTTGTATTATTAAAATTTGGATGAAAAATTGTGAGCATCAAAACCCTGCAGTAGTTAATCCTATTAAAGGTCTTCAATCACAAGGGTGTTTATTTAAGAAGCATACACCCGAATTTTAATAAATTATAACATTTACATATAAAAATATAAAAACAATAGTTTATTTTTTTATTAAATTTTATTTTGTTCAACATTTGATAAATTTTCCATTATATATTTTGAATAAAAAATATAATAGATAATACATAAATATAATACATAAATATATATATTATGCTAATCAATATTAACAAAAAAGATTACAAAGTGAATGACAACGAGTTTGTTATAATACCACCACTAAAACAGCCGTGTGCGTCGCTATTCGTGTAACCAGCCTGTATGTTGTCCTACACTGACCTTTAGCTTCGACGCTATGACGCTATAATAACTATTATTATGCACATTGCCCCCTTTCATAACTCATCATCTCATCACAGGGGCGGGCGTGGGTGGACAAATTTTAGAAAAAGGAGGAATATTAGCAATTGATGATTATGTATATAACAAAGACGATGAAAATATATTAAACTCGCCATATAATGATGTCAATCATTTTTTAAAATTATATAAGGGACAATACAATATTTTATCTATTAGTTATCGTGTATTTTTGGAAAAAATATAGACACAAAAATATCTACCTATATTGATTGATATCATCAAATAAATATATTATATAAAAAATCTAATATTTATTATTTTATAATATTATATAACTTAAATCCATTTATAAGGACCATCTCCTTTAATTTTAACATACACCCTTGAAGATTTAAAATCGCACCTTTCTTTTATATAAAGTTTTTTTTAGAAAAATCTAATCTAACCTATTTTTGTTATCTCCAATGTAGCATAAATCTCAGGAACACCAGCAGCACTCGGTAGATTAACAGCCCGACCGCCATTTTTGTTTCCAGCACTTATCTGATTATTACATACTTGTCTAAATGAAATAACAGTCGGTCCACTTATAGTTTGAACGCCAGAACATTCTGCTTGAAAGTTGAAAGGAAATCCTGCAACAGTCACGTTATCAAAACACAACCACTGTGAATTCTGTCCCACTATCCAATCATCTAATCCAAGAGTCTCGTTCTTTAAAAAAATTTTTGATTTTATAGCGAAAGGATTTGCCCCCGTCCTTACTGCTCCATATACTGCTGTTGCCCTAAAAAAATATGTTCCTGCTGTGGGAATGAAAATAGTCCAATCAGGAGAAATTAGGGATAAAGTTATACCCAGATTATTAAATTGAATTGTATTAATCTCTCTCGATGTTCTAGCATTATCAGCAAAAGTGACTGAACTATTGGTTCCTGCGGCTTTCGATTCGTTTAAAATCGCCATTTGAACTGCTGGTGCTGATGGAGTAATCCAAGATAAAGCACTACCCGTAGAAGAAAGAACCTGTCCCGCTGTTCCTACACTGTTTGCGGTATCTCTTATTGTTGTCATTTTAGCACTTCCTACAACATCCAACGGATAAGCAGGCGAACTTGTTCCTATACCTACATTACCATTTTCTAATAAAGTCATTTTTGCCGTTGCGGGTGACCCATTCCAAAATTGAATAGGAGCAACTCCAGAACCAACTCCAAAAGCTAAAGCACTTGAAAGCTGTCCAGTGTAATTTGGAGTGCTTAACCCCTGATGATTAGTGATATATGCTGTCTTACTGGCAGTTGTAACTGCTATACTGGAAGAGAACGCTCCTTGATTATTAAACCAACCAACAATTTCATTCGCAGTTCCACTGCCTTCAACTTGTAATTTATAATTAGGCGTAGTTGTATTTATACCAACGCCAGTAGATGTAATTCTCATTCTTTCTGTTAAAACAACAGGAGCTCCCAATGTTCCTGTATTAGGATAAGTAGAAAAAGACATCTCATTTTTTAGAAGAGTAACTTGTGCCCCACCACCAGAAGAACCTCCAACATTATCAGTATAAGTGCCACTAATTTGCTGAACGTTATTAATAAAGTTCCCTGACCTTGTTATAGCAAGAGACCCTGCTCCAGACCCCGGGTTCATTAACATCCCATCAAATGTGCCACCCATTAAAAGATTACCACCACTAATATTAAGTTTTTCAGTAGGTGTAGTTGTTCCTATACCAACATTACCAGAAGTAGTTAATTTCATATTCGCAGTTCCAGCAATAAGATTTAGATTACCATATACTCCTGCTGTCCTATCATAAGTATTTATATACCCCTCACCTGATAATATGCCGATTTCTGTCGCCAATCCTGAACCTTGAGAACCTGAATACCAACCTTTAAATCTACCTTGATTACTGCACTGAATACTATTGCCGACTACATCTAATTTAGTCTCTGGAGTGGTTGTTCCTATACCAACATTACCAGTGCTGGTGATTAGCATCGCTGGTGTAGTGAATGATGTTCCTCCATTAACAGTTGAGGGTATTATTTCAAACGCACCAGCGATGGTGTCATTTGTAGAAATCTGCCAATTTTTAACGGAATTTGAGTTTAAAAACTTAAATCTACCAGTCCCATTGCTGATAGGCGCTCCTCCCAGAGACATTTGAGCGCCTGAAATTCCTACCTGTAATTGAAAAGCAGGCGAACTTGTTCCTATACCTACATTACCATCGCTTCTTGCTATTAAAATTGGATTATTACCATCGTAATTTTGAACTACTAATGAATTTTGACTGCTGGTGTTTCCTCCTCTTATTGCTAAACCTTCTCCTGTTGCTGATGTATTATAAAATACTCCAGCATAACCCAAAGCATTTTTTCTTACCTCAAGAGTAGAGGAAGGAGTGGTTGTTCCAATACCAACATTACCATCGTTTGTTATACGCATTTTTTCATCGCTTGGAGTAGCAGGGCTGGCATCCGTAACAGAATTATTAGCAAAAATTAATGCTCCTATACCATTTGAAGCGCCAGTGCATAGATGACCTATCGCACTTTTTAAATTAGTCGCAACACCAGAAGTTCCAAATCCTATACCAGCAAAATTACCAATAGTCCCAGAAGTTGTTTGAATTCCTAATTTTGTTAAGGAGTTTGTATTATCACTTACTACAAGATTATAAGCAGGTGTAGCCGTTCCAACACCTAATTTACGATTTATTATTACACTACTACTTGCATCTATCAACACATTTTGTGATGAACTAATATGTAAAACTTGATTGGTAGAAATATCAAAACTACTTCCACTTCCAATATACGTTCCATCGCAAAAGAATATGCCAGAAACATCTTGGATTAGATTACATGATAAATCTAAATTGCCACTAGGGTCAAAATAATTTGGCTGATATGTTATTTCATTAGTTGTAGTATTATATTCTAACAATTGATTATTGTAAATATTTCGAATTGGCGCAATATAAGTAGCATTTGCTGTTGCTCCTGTAACTATTGTTCCTAATGCGGAAATAACTATGGAGTTTGCTGCTTGACTACTTGCACCTGCATTTGATCCAATCGCAACCGAATTTGCTCCTTGTGTATTTTGTCCTGCATTTACACCAATTGCTACAGCACCTGAACCTTGAGTATTTTGTCCTGCAAAATTACCGATTGCTACAGCACCTGAACCTTGAGTATTGTAACCGGCATCTTTCCCTATTGAAATTCCATTAGTTCCCACTCCATTTTGACATTGTATATTTGTCGTTTTTACAAAAGGAAATTTTACATATTTTTGGTCTGGCCATGACATTATATTATTAAACAATAAAATATTTATATTTTAAAAACTAAAATAAATATTTTAACTAGTAAATTTTACATAAACTGTTACAGAAACTATACCACTTTGTGGATTAAATGGCAACGTCCAAGAACCAGATGATAATTTAATTACACATGCTAAACCATCCCAGCACTAAATGCCTCGTTAGTTATTGTTTGTGTATATCCAGATATTGGAAATGTAACTAAAGTAAATGCTGGTAAAGTTGGACTAGCACTAGTTAATGTTCCGCCACTTACTCTTATTATATCTAATTGAGCATTTGTTACAAACCACGTCAAATTATTTACTGATACTGCTGTTATTGTTCCATTATATGGCATCTTGTAAAAAATTTGTGAATTTTGACTACTATTATAAGTATTTACAGTTCCTGTCGCATAAGTCCATGGAACTGAGCCACCACCATTTTCATTAAAATAAATATCTAATGGATAAATATATGCAACTGTTGTTGAAGAACCACTTATTGTTTGTGTGCTAATAGTATATCCAGGACCTGGACCACCTATTGCTCCTCCAGATTGAAGGTCAAAATAATAACTCAGCGCACTTGACGCAAATGAAGGACCTATTGCTCCCGTGAAACCTGTTGGTCCTGTTGATCCAGTTGGACCTGTATTACCTGTTGGACCTGTATTACCTGTTGGACCAGTATTACCTGTAGGTCCTGTTTCTCCTGTTGGACCTGTATTACCTGTAGGTCCTGTTTCACCAGTTGGTCCTGTTTCTCCTGTAGGTCCTGTTTCTCCTGTAGGTCCAGTTTCTCCTGTAGGTCCTGTTTCACCAGTTGGTCCTGTTTCTCCTGTAGGTCCTGTTTCACCTTGTAAACCTGTTGGACCTGTATTACCTGTAGGTCCTGTATCGCCTGTAGGTCCTGTTGGACCAGTACCTATCGGTCCAGTATTGCCAGTTGGTCCAGTTTCTCCTGTTGGTCCAGTTTCTCCTGTTGGTCCTGTTACACCAATTACACCAAAAGACGTATGAATATGTGAATACGTCGAAGAACTTTGATAATATGTAGATAAAGTTCTTGATGCTGCTCCTGAATTATCAGCTAATATTTTTACAACTAAAGATGTGTATGGGGACAAATCTGTGTATAATAATGCTAAAGTAGATGTATATTGTGTTATTGTTGTAGTTATTAAATTAGACGATGAAGATGTATCAATTAAGGTTTCTATACCACCCCCATCTCTGCCGTATAATTTAAATTTTATACTTATACCATTTGATATATTTACTGAAGCAAAAATATTCAAATCCCACACCCCTGGTGGTATAAATGTTTGACCATTTAGATTAACTATATAATTTGCAAATTCTGTTATTGCTGTATCTGTAGAACTTCCTGTCACTATTGTATTAACAATTGCTTGTGGCAATAAATTTTCTGTTAATGATAATAATTTATATGTGCTTATTAAAGGCGATGGTGTTTCTCCATAATTTAAATATAATAATAATCCTGTGCTAGACCCGTCTTGTCCTTGAGGTCCAGTTTCACCAGTAGGTCCTGTTTCTCCTGTTTCTCCTGTAGGTCCTGTAGGTCCCGTTCCTCCACCACAAGGAACAAAACAATCACATACATCAGGTTCATATGAATCGCACGGTTCCCCACAATCGCATACATCTGGACCAGTATAATCACAGTCTGGACAAGGAATATAATAACCCTTATTACAATTGCCACAACGATTTGCTTCATATTTCACTCCATTTATATTAGTAACAGTTAAATTTGTAACAGTGATATTCTCACTAACTATATTTTTTGCATTTATATTACTCATTATATAAATGCAAACATATTTAAAATTTAAATTATATTCATTTCAAAATATTTATTTTATTATTGATAAATATTTAATTTGGAACTGGAAAGGGTCTTTGATTTTTTTCAATCACTAAAGGTTCAGGCATAAAGACAGGTCCTTGTTTATAAATATTTGCTGAATCTAATTTTGTAATCTCAGGAACAAAACATGGTGCAGGATTAACTAAATTAGTTGAATTAATTCCAAATAAAAAAGATTCAGTATCTGCAGCATTATAAGATAATTTATTCCATGGAATTTGTCCAGGTAATAATCCATTTCCTGGAAGTCTTGTGTTATAAGCAGCACCATACTGAGAATTTGGATAAAGTGTATAATTTTTAGATTCGTGAAATTGTCTTTGTTCTAAAGAATAATCGCCTGGAGTATTTTTATTACGTGTAGAAGCCATTAATATACATTTATAAAAGAATATTAATTTAATTACTTATTATTATTATTAATTTTATTTTTCAACAATTGAATTTTACCATTTCCGATTTCACTAGTTTCTAAATATTCACAAATGCACGTATGTGTTATAAATAAAAAATCATATGAAAATAATAGACATAACCCGACTTCTTCATTTTCACTAATAATTGTAGCAGCAGCTTGACGCATACATTCCCTAAGTTCATTACTATGCATAAGTTGTTTATATATATCACTTATAATTGCATCGAAATTATCGAATCCATATGTATCATCTATATTAAGTATATTAGATAAATCTTCACTATATAAAATATTTCTAATATAATCTTTTTCATTATCTGTTACTTCATCTGTATCTAAAAAAACATTATCTTTATGATATCTACATTCATATTTAGTGTTATACATTTAAATTAATATTTTAGTAACTTTTAACTATTAATTTAAATAAATATATTTTAACCGAAGGTATCGTTGATTTAAGCATATTGATGGGTTGTATGCTTATTAAAATAATCACTGTCACGAGTTAATTCGCGAGATGGTATACCACCACGTATCCAACCATCTGAAGCAACACTTTCAATTTGATTTGCTGGATTATTAATTCTTTGTTGAACAGCAGGTAATAATGGAGTTTGGTGATATTTAATATAGCTTTTTTCGCTTAAAATATTAACACTCTTCTTATTCACAATTTGTTCACCTTGTTGGATTTGGGATTCCATGATAGGATTTACAGAACCACGTCCTAAATAAGGGACAGTTGCGAATGGTCTGTGAAATAAATCAATACGACATCTTGGGTGAGTTTGAATAGTTCCAATTTGAAGCTTAGATGAATCATTAATATTGCATCCACCTGCGCCAACATTATAACCGCCATTATACATGATACCTGGTTGTGAAGTAGCAAGTTCCATTGGTTTTCTCATAGAACAATCAGAAGCAAAATAATTTTGTGTAGAATAGTTACAAGCAGTAACATTTTGTATGTCTGTTTGAGATAAATTACATTCGTCTAAACCCAGTCTTGACATATTATCGAAGGTATATCCTGAATAAGTAGCCATTTATATATTATAATATACATTATTTTTTATTCTAAATTAATCCTTCTTTACCAATAATTGTAACTTTTGAAATATTTATAATTATTTTATCTTCTTTTTCAGTATTATTATTACCCATTCCACCCATAGCCTCAATAACAATCTTACTATATTGGTAAGAATATTTAGATTAAATGTTTAAGTAAGTTAGATAAATATATTGTCCATGTTAATAATCAAATGCTCCATAACCTTCATCTATTTTAATAATAATATCTTGGTCTGCTAAATTAAAAGCAGACCTTATTGAATGTTCATCCCATAGTCCACGACCATATTTGTTAATAATTTCATATTCGTGCTCCATACTATTAAAGAATGGTTTTACTTTACCTTCTTGTAAGTCTTCAAGTGTATATTCTTCTACTAAATTATCTCCCATTTTTGTTTATTGCCATTTTCTAAATTATCAATAAAATATTTATACAATTTATAAGTTTCTAATCTATTTATTTGATTATCGCACAAAAGTTTATATTCATAGTCTTCTTGTGAGCTAGTTTCGGTATTCATTATTAATTAATATAACTATATTATTTTTTATATTAATTAATTTAATTTTTATTTAATATGTTTTTGAGTTTCAATATGTCGATGATATAATATTTCACCAAAACATCCAAAGTCACATTTTTCGCAGTAATATGGAAATTCTTTTATTCTCTCTTCTTTAGTTGCGTGTTTATTCAAATAATGAAGTTTATAATTTGTTAAATTCTTTGGTATATAGTCACAAAATTTACATTTTTCTTCTATTTTCTTATCATTTCTCTCTTTTCTTTTCTCTCCAGTATGTCGTTTTGAAATTAAATGTTCATTCCAATTGGAATCATAATTACATTTAAAATTGCATTTTTCGCAGTAATATTTTGTTTCCATTTTATTTAATATAGTATTTTATTTTTAAATGATTTAGAAATAAAATATTTATATATAATATAATGACAAAGCGAATTAAATATGACTTTGAGAGGTTAGATAAGTATTCCAAAGAAAACAATGTCACACTGTTGGAGGATTATAGTAATGTTAAAATAACTCGCAATTTGATGATTAAATGCAAATGCATTTATTACAATTGTGTAAATGAATTTGAGAAGAAGTTTTTTCTTTTGATTGATACTGGTGCTTATTGTAAAGAATGTATAAAAGTAGTTTCAACAAATAGAATGAAAGCAACATTTCTTGAAAAATATGGGTCTGAAAATATTTTACAAATAGAATTTATTAAAGAAAAAACTAATCCTAATAAATTTAATAATAATAAATTGCTTCAATATTGTAAAGAACATAATATAGAATTATTACAAGATTACAGTAATATTCATATGACAAAAAAAAGTATATTTAAAGCAAAATGTCAAACTGAAAATTGTTATGAATCAGTTGAAAGAATATTTCGTGAAATTGAAAAACGCGGAGTTTATTGTAAAAATTGTATGAATAATATCAAACGAGAAAAAACAATAAAAACTTGCTTAGAAAAATATGGTCTAAAAAACTCTTCACAATCTGAAATTGTCAAAGAAAAATATAAAAAAACGTGTTTAACTAAATATGGGGTTGAACATACTTTTCAATCAGAAAATATTAAAGAAAAAATTAAAGAAATTCTCTTAGATAAATATGGTGTTGATTATCCAACAAAAAGTAATGAAATTAAAAATAAAATAAAGAATACAAATTTAGAGAAATATGGTTGTGAAAATACGCTTCATTCTGAAGAAATAAAAGAAAAAGTTAAACAAACTATGATGGAGCGATATGGAGTTGAAAACGCAAGTCAAAGTGAAGAAATTAAAAATAAAAAGAGGGAAACAAGTTTAAAAAATTGGGGTGTAGAATATCCATCTCAAAATGAAATAATTAAAAACAAAACAAAAAAAACTATCTTAGCTAATTTTGGTGTTGAATATCCAACTCAAAATAAAGAAGTTAGAAATAAATGTAAAAAAACAAATATAGAAAAATATGGAGTTGAATATAGTTGGCAGAACGAACAAGTCAAAGAAAAAATTAAAGAAAAGAATTTAATTAATTTAGGTGTTGAATATCCAAGTCAATGTGAAGAAATACAACATAAAAAGATTGAAACTTGTATTAAAAATTGGGGCGTAGAATATCCATCTCAAAATGAAATAATTAAAAATAAAATAAAACAAACAAATATGGAAAAATATGGTTATGAACATCCTTTACAAAATCCAGAAATAATGGATAAACATATTAAATCTAGTTATTCTAAGAAAGAATACATATTTCCATCAGGAAGATGTGAACTTGTTCAGGGTTATGAAAATTATGCTTTAGACGACTTAATTATAAATGAAAAAATAGATGAATCAGATATAATTGTTGGTGTAAAAAATGTTCCTGAAATATGGTATTGTGATACAAACAATAAAAATCATAGGTATTACGTTGATATATTTATTCCATATAAAAATAAATGCATTGAAGTAAAATGTCAACACACATATGAAAACAATAAAGTAATAAATTTATTAAAAAGAGATGCCGCAAAAAAATTAGGATACAATTTTGAATTTTGGATATATGATAATAAAAGAAATAGAATTACCGCATAATATATCTAAAATTGTCCTGTACACGAGCAAGAGCACCAGAAGGCGTACTTTCTTTCCCACTGATCATATTACCATACAAGTATTGCGAAAATGCCCCTTGATCGTTTGCAACACGTGTATTTGGACAACTGTTAAATGATCTCAAACTATTGTCGAGCTGGAACTCTTGCCAAAGATCTCCAAATAATTGTTTATTTGTATTTTTAATACCTGGATTAAGCATCTGGACAGTTTTTTTAACATTTTTAGTGATGTCTTGGTCGCAATCAACATTAAAAGCTGGTGGAGCGGCCTTTCTATTTGGTTCATCATTTATCTGTGTTAATAAAACATTGCTAAATGGATTTTTCTTATTACCCTCTTTAAATTCAGTTCTTAAAACTGCATCTAATGTTACAGGATTTATAAAAGATTTTGATTTATTATCAAACATTCCAGTTACTTCATTACCTTGAACCGAAGGTAGCGATGCTTGAACGTCGAACCCTTCTAACATGTCTTTATTAATCTTTTGTTTACGCATACTATATAATACAAAAATTACTAATAATGTTAAAGCACCTACTGCAAGAACTCTTTTTGACATGGTTAAAATATATCCTAAAATCGTCAATAATATTATTAATCTTGATATTGAATTTAGTTTCTGTTCATAACACATATCTGCAGTTGGCCATAATTCTAAAATATATTCTTTATTAAATAAAATTGTTGGGTCATTGCTCCAAAATTGTATTGCCATTATATATATATAAATCTTTAAAAAAAGATTTAAATTATCTTATCTTTTATTTTATTTTATTTTTTTCCCTTTTTTTTCTTGTTACTATTGTTTGATTTTTGGTTATTTCCACCTCTTGGAGTTTTTTCAATTTTCTCTCCAGAGCTAAATAATTTGATTAATTCTTCATCTGTTGAGGATGATTGTTGTTGCGATTGTTGCTGTGATTGTTGTTGTGCTAATGCGGTAGCTTGTGCTTGCTCCATTTGTCTTCTTAAAGCATTTGCTTTAATTCTCTCTTTTTGTTGATCCATCTTTAATTTTCTTCCCATTTGAGCTTCCATCGCACCTGTATTTACTTTTCCTAATCCACCCATTCCCATCTTATTTAACATGGATTGAATATTACCCATACCTGGCATATCTTTCATTTTATTCATAAGCTCAGTTGCCTCTTGAATCATTTCTGATTCCTTTAATTCACCTGACTTAATTTTTGTATCAAGTTTGTCTCCAACTGTCTTAACTAAACCCATAAGCTTTGTAGGATTTGTCATGAGTTTATTAAATACATCTTTCATATCAGTTGCTCCTTCAAAATCTATATTTAAGTTTGCGGCAGTTTCTTCTGCAATTTCGCGTGCTAATTGTCCCAACTTTCCGTCTAACATGCCTGTAATGTGGTTGTTAATTTCATCTGCATTTGGCAAGTCACTCTGTTTTAAACCTTCACCTAAATTTTCTGCTAGATTGCCTCCTTCGGGGATGTCAAATAAACCTTGCATTTGTGATAATGTTTCTTGTAATTTAGACTTAAATTCATCTTGATTAATCGTCTCAAATAATTTTGCGGTGTCTCCAAACGCATCCTTATTATCTAATGTTCCAACAATCGCAAATAGCACCAGTTGAAGATATTTCCAAATGGTATCACGTGTCTTATCTGAAATATCACATTGCCATAAGTTTTTAAAATGTATCTTTGGGAAAAATTCAGTATCAATTTCCGATTCTTCTTTAAATATTTCATCATTTTGGTATAAAATATCAAAAAATCTTGGCGGTAATTTCTTCTTGCAAAAATCGAACAAAAGTTTTACAGATTTTTTCTCAGATTTTTCATATGCATTATTTCTATCCTCCTCTTTATCTATGTAATTAAAATCTTCCTTACTTTTCCACCACTTATTAATAAATGTGATGTACTCAGGGAATGTTACCTTTAAATCACCAACAAAATCCCTTATAACCTTTACAAATTCATCTGGAACTAAACTATCTGACATATTATTAAATATATTAATAATATATTTAAATCCTAGTTTTAATAATATATTTATTCAATTTGTAATAAAAAGTGGAGCAAAAATTTATATTAAATTATATTTAAAATCATTTTTCTCTTCTTCCATAACACAATCATGATATTCCTTATCATATTCCTTATCATACTCCTTAAATTGTCTTAAATTAGGGTCTATGTAAATGTTAAAAGGTGTAAATACATTTTCAAAATCTATTTATACAATAAACTATTATTTTGACTCCACCTTTTGGAAAATCTATTCACATAATTCAGATAACTTTGTTAAATTTTGAATATACCTCATAACCTTTGCTTGATTATCAGGTCCCATATTTCTAACAGGTTCTCTTAAACGATTAATTGAATCCATAATTTTGTCTGAGTTTTGAGCAGTTAAAACATCTGAACCATAGTCCTTATCAATAAAAAAACCAATATCTCCTGCTGATATTTTATCTTTATATTTTTCAGCAATAAATGCTCTCCAAATTTTTACAATCATCTTTGGATTTGCCTTTCTAATCGCTGTTAGAGCATTTTTTGCTGTTAGAATATCAGCGTCTTCTGGAAAAACACTTTGGATATCATTTAAGAACTCAAGAAAATGGTCATTGAACGCAGATAAAATGTTTGACATTATCTATTTTTCCATATATCTTTTTAAATTACTTTTATTAATTATTATATAAGTAATTTTAATTTTTATATATTTTTATATATTTTTATATATTTTTAAAAACTCATAGGAGGTTTATTTCCTGTTATAGAACGAATATCAGCATCTCGTTCTTCTTTCATTTTTCTTATTCTATCTTCCATCTGTTGATTTGATACATCATCTCCCATTTTCTTTGAACCTTTAATTGTTGTATTATGTTCATCGCTATTTGTACCAGCACCTGATACTTGTCCACTAAATGCAGTATTTAAATCTACATAATTATGCATTTGTCTCATACCTCCATTTCCTTCTGCACTTAATTCACTTGCATCTTGGTCTAAGAAACTATATTGGTCGGATACAACATCACCAAACATTCCACCTCCACCTAGAGAAAATGCCATAGGCTCCATGTTATTTTGTGTAGCTTGTCTAACCTCTTGTTGTTGTTGAGGTTTAAAAAATTCCAAAATTTTATCACCATATAATACTTGATAACCTTGTGCTAAAAGTAATAATGCAGGAACCTTTGTTACATTTTCTGGTAAGATTATTTTTTGACCATTCTCTAAAATAATATATGTTTTATTGTTTGAATCTTTAACTCTCTTATCAATGCATATAAAATGAATATCTTTTTGAACATCAGACTTCGACAATAGCTGTAAATATTTTTTACAAACTTCACAATATTTGCTATAATATAAAATGCAACTCATTCTTAATATATACTTAGTTAATCAAAATTAATATTTAACTCATTTAAAAAAAAAATGAATTAAAAATATTAATTTAAATATAAAGATATAATAGATACAATGACAACTCGTTCTGAAATGACCAGCTCTAATTCTTCTGATATTTACTCTCGAATTAATCCTCGAGTAGAAATTATTTCAAAAATAAATAATGATGAATTAAAATTTACTCTTAGTGGTGTTAATGTTAGTATTGCAAATTCTATTCGAAGAATAATTTTATCTGAAATACCAATGGTCGTATGTAGAGTTTCGCCAAATGAAAAAAATAAGTGCAATATTTTGGCAAATACTTGTGGGTTAAATAATGAAATTGTTAAACATCGTTTAAGTTGCATTCCTATTCACATTAAATATGTTGAGGAATTTCCACTTAAAAATTATATTATTGAGCTTAATGTACAAAATAATACAGACACTACTATGTATGTTACTACTGAAGATTTTGTTGTTAAAGACTTGATTACTGGTAAATATCTTCCTAAAGAGAAAATTAGAGAAATATTTCCTGCAAATGATCAGACTGGGGATTTTATTGATTTTGTTAGATTAAAACCTAAATCTGCTGAAGAAATTCAGGCAAAAATTATTAATTTAACTTGTGAATTTGATATTGGCACTGCTAAAGAGGATGGCGCCTATAATGCAGTTTCAACGTGTTCATATGGAAATACTATTGATGATGCTGTTCAAGAAGCAAAGTTGCAACAATTGAAGCAAAAATGGAAGGATGAAGGTAAAAAAGAAAAAGAAATTGAATTTGAAGCAACTAATTGGAAGTTGCTAGAAGGTAAGAGAATTTTTAAGAAGGATAGTTTTGATTTTGTTATACAATCAATTGGTGTGTATACAAATGTCGAACTTATTTCATTATCATGCAAAATTATGCTTAATAAATTATCTGATTTGGATTCTATTACTGAAAAAGATGAGATTGAAATTAAAAATTCTGACAATACTCTACAAAATTCTTTCGATATTATTCTACAAGATGAAGATTATACAATCGGAAAAGTAATTGAATATTTTATGCTTATAAAATTTTGGGAAACAGGTATAATGACATTTTGTGGTTTTAAAATGTTACATCCACACGACACATACAGCATTATTCGCATTGCTTATAAACAACCAGTAGAAATATCAACTATCAAGGGACATATAAAAGAGTGTATTTCTGATGCTGTCGATATTTATACCAAACTTAGAAAGGAATTCTTAAAGCTTGTTCCTAGATAAATTTAATTTATATCTAAGTCTAGATTTTTATAAATATTAATATAAATTTATTAATATTTACTTACACAACGGGATAATTATAATTTAACCATCCAGCTACAGGAACACCAAAAACTGGCGATTTTCCATAACCAAATTTAATTGCAACAACCTTATATCCCAACATCTTTAATAATACTAATGCTTGACTACTTGTATGTCCTACATAACAAATCAAAAAAATTGTTTTATTTTTTGGTAATTTATTTAAATTTTCTTCCTTCATTAAATCTAACCAAAATATATTTGTAGCACCTTTGATATGAAATTGTTCAAAATCTTTTTTTTGTCTTAAATCTACAATAAATGGTTTTTTATTATAATATTTACTATAAAAATATGTTGGTGTAATATAATTCCAATCATCTTTTGTATCATCTAAAAAATTATTGAATATATTTATTAGAGATTTATTTTGTTCCATATAATAATTATATATTTTTAATTCTTCGCTATTTATTATAAATTAAATAGTATTATTATCTGCAATAATTGTATCAACGTTTCTCTTTCTCATCTGATAATTTAAACAATACATTAATAGTGAGGGGTGTGATTCATTTACATATTTCTGAACTACAATATTTGTTACAAATAATTGCTTCTCTCTCAGTTCATTCATATAAAGCCGATGAATGTTAAACATATGAGTTCTATATTGCTCAGAAAATTCAATAAGTGGTTTTTCCTTTTTGATATAACATGAAACATAATTTGCGAAAAGTGTATTTGTAAAAAGATGCACTTGGTCTCTAAATGTAGAAAATTCTTTTTTGTTTTCAGGATAATACTTCAAAAAGTCCTTTACCTTACCTTCCTTTCTTAGACAGAGATATTGGTATTGTAGCTTTGGTTGATTACCTCTAAGATTTCTAACTTGTTCATAGACAGGATTTCTAATCTTAGTTCGCTCACCAGTTAATTTATTATGAATAATAACTCCAACAATATCATAAGATGTATTCATTGAACCAAATCTATCAACTAACTCTTTGTAACTTTCAAAATTATAGACTTCGGGAAATTTAACAGTTGTTCCTAATTCACTAAAAAAGTCTCTATATTTAGCTACATCATAATACGAAACAGTAACTTCATTAAATTTGTTATTAATCTCATAAACACCAACAAGATATAATTGTGGTTTTGAAAATGGAACTACAATTCTGTTTTCAGGATGTTGAAGAACAAAACTATAGCACAAGCGAGGCTCCAATTTAGTAATATCAATCTTATTTTCTGAAGCAGCTTCCATAAACATTTGTCTAAATGTCTTTGCTTGTGGTGATTTATAAAAACTAGATGTAGCTCCTACAGTATTACGAGTTGAAATTTCCCAAGCACCAGTAATACCAATAGTAGGGTCAAAAAATACATTAATCATAGTTCCTTCAATAAACTCTTCGGCTATATTACACTTATCAAAATGACCAGTTTTATGTTCTGGATATTTTTCAATGAATACATCAGCTGAAATAGACTTTGGTGGTGCAAAACCGACTACATTATCTGCACTGTTAATTATTACTGAACGACATAAACCATAAGATGATATAAGGTCGTGACATAGAAAGTTTTTATCATATCTAATAACTCTATAAAGTAAATTATTTGAACGACACTCAATTTTATTTAATTTTAGTATATTTGAATTACTAACAATGTCGGCTTTAAGTAAATCATTAAACTCAGGAATTGATGACAGATTGTATGTAGCACTCATGATTATTATTAATTAATGAATTGTCTTTAAACTATATTTTATATAGATTTTTACTTAAGTATAAAAATATCTAATATAATTATAGAACAATGTCTAAAAAAACACAAGCCCAAAAAGAAGATGTAGAATTAAATCTTCAATTAGGAGATGTAATTCAAATTGTAAATCCTGTTAATGAAATACTTAATAATCAAACTTTTATTATTGATTATATCGATAAATCGAAAACGTATTTAATTAATACTGATACACTCGATAGAATAAAGTTAAAAATTAGTGAAGATGGAATTTTAGGTGATGGAAATATAAGTAGAATTGAAATACTTAGTAGACATGATAGTCCAAGTTATGCAAGACAGAATGGACTTCTCTCTGATAAATGGATAAATATTTATTTTGGTGGAGATTTTCCTGTTATAATAACTGGAGAGATAACTAATTTAGAAGAAGATATGATTGAAGTCAGAACAGTTGACAATGATATACTATATATTAATTTTGATTATAAGGGAATACCTGAAGATTTACCAATTGAAAATATAGAAATTAGAGAGAAGCCTTCAGAACCATTCAAGAAACCAGAGGTAGATTTGCTTGAACCAGAGGTAGATTTGCTTGAACCAGAGGTAGATTTACTTAAACCAGAGGTAGATTTACTTAAACCAGAGGTAGATTTACTTGAAGAAATGGAAGAAGGTCAACTTGATATTCCTGAACTTGAACCAGAAAAGAAAGTAGTAGATTCTCAACAACAGATACAAATATTTATTCCTGTTAAAGATGTAAAAGACCAATTGAGAGAATTTATAGTTAAAGCAGACCAAATTGAATTTGGTGAAGAAGAATTGGGACCTCTTGTTCAATATATTGATGTTTCTTCAAAATCTCAAAGGTATAGTATCGAAACACAAGTTTCTGATTTATTAGATGAACTTCTCTCTACAATTCCAAATTCAGAGAGAACACCAAGAGTTTTAAATAATATTCATATCATGATTGAACGCTTTAAACAATTAAGAGAACATTTTTCGGTTTATGACCAATACGGAAATATTGAAAGTATTTTTGTAAAAGAAGCTAATTATAAACCACTTACAGAATATTTGAAAAATTTTAAAAATAATTTATACTGGATATTACCTGTTGTTAAAAATATAAAGAAGGTTTACAACGTTGAACAACCAGAAGAAGAGAATAATGATATAATTAATTTAGATATTTCAAAAGATATAAAAGAAATGGGTGAAGTTATAGAAAATTATAAATCAAATAATTTACCTGCAGAAAGTAATAAATATAGCACACTTAATTCTGAATTATCACCTTATTTTACTCCCTTTAATTTAATTGGAGATGAAGAACAAAATAGTATTATTAATGAGGTTGAAATTAAAAATGATATTAATACAGTTATTGATAATTTAGAAGACATGTATTCATCCGTATTTAGTAATAATATGGTAAGAAATAGGCGTTTTGTCATTAGTAAATATAATCTTACACAAACAAAATTAGATATCACTAGCTCAACAACTGATAGAATGAATACAATAAGAGTTCCTATAACTAGAAATGATATTATGTCTATTAAATCAATACTAACTTTACCTGAACCAACTATAAGATTTTCAAAAATTAATTTGCCAGGAACAGATATATTAACCAGAGCCAAATTAAACGAAATATTTTTAAATTATTGGCAACTTTTGAAAAAGAATACAAATGTAACTAATGTATTTATTGATTCATTAGGAGAATTTGATTTTGATGAATCTTCATATGTTAGTGGTATTAGAAATTATATTCTAAATATTCCTGAAGAAGAATTAAAACCAAATTCTAAAAACCAAATTTATAATAGTTTTGTAAATACTATTGTTCCAAAAATTCGTGTTTTATTTAATTTAATGAAAAAGTATATTACTGGTAAACTATCTATTGTCGAAGTTGTATCCTATTTAGAACCATTCCTAATTTATACTGATGACCTTACATTTATGCAATATAAAGAAATTGTTGAATTCATCGATGAAAAAATTTCAGCTTACAATAAAAATATGATTGATATGTCAAGAATATTTAAATTATTATATAGATTTAAACTTAAAGGTAGCGATATATTATCTTCGAAAGCTTATACAGTAATTGATATAATTCAACGTGATTTACGGGATGAAATTTTTGAGACTTCGTATCAAATTAACTATTCTGAAATTTTAAATAATAAAGAAGGTACCCTATTTACAAATTCTGAAATTTTAAGGAAAATTGTTTTGAAAGATTATTCAAGACTATATACTACTGCGATAGCTTATGAAAATATTCCATTGATGTTTCCAAAGGATGTTACTGAAATATTTAATGTTGAAAAGGATGTGAAGAGAGAAAAAATGAACGAAGAAGAAAAGGAAAAAACTTGTGAAAATATTACAATTTCAAAATTATATTCTTCTCTCGAACAATTAGAAAATGATAATGACAAAATTATTTATTTTGATAAAAAATACGACAAAACATATTATGGTATAATGGAAGATGAAAAAAATGGTTATGGTAAAGAAGTAATTAATCTAACTCCAGAAAAACTCAAGGAACATATTGTTATAGACCAAATGAAAAAAAACAACTTATCAGAAGGAGAATCTACATATTTGGCTGATACATTAATTGATGGAAATAAGAAAGTTATTGATGGTCAACACGCTATTTTATATAAAGGTTATGCTGAAAATATCGAGGACGAATCCGATTATTATGTTAGAAAAGATAGCAAATGGGTTTTTGATAAAAACATATCTAAAAAGGATGGTATAACGGATGAATCATCTCTATTATGTGATTTACAACAAAAATGCATTAGTAACCCAACAAAAACAGACGATAATTGTGAAAGTATGAAAGTAAATGAGTTAGCATTACAAAATAGTTTGTTGAATAACATAATTAGCGAGTTTGATGAAAAATATAGAACATCTAAACAAGATTTTGAGAGAAATATAAAAGAGAAATTTCAATATTTTATCTCATTAATGCCTATCATTTCTAAAATAGAAACAAACAATTTGTTAAAATATAATAATGAAAAATTCAATTTAGGTTTAGGTATAGAAGATAATAAGGAAGAAACTAAATTCTCTCCCTTTACAGAATTATTGAATATTATATTAAGACAAAAAGACTTTGTTAAGAAACAAAATGATATTATTAGATTTTCAGAAAAATTTACACGTGAATTTATTATTGGAACAGGTGAGAAACAACATTGGTTATATTGTATTAAAACTGGTGCAGAATTATTACCATCATTTAAAAGAAAATTAGCATCGGCATTTACGGTATCACCTTATTCTTACCAGTATCAATTAGAACAAATTAAATCATCGAATGGTCAGTTAAGTGATGATGGTGATTGGTGGACTGATAAATATACAGGTTGGCCAATTTGTCCGGGTGATTTTGATACTGAAGAGGGATTTGAAGAGGGATTTAAAGTAACTTCAAGAGATGTTATTGAAGAGGCCGCTGGAAACAAAATTATGTCTGCAACTAAAGAGAAAAGTATTAAATATATTACTGAAGAAACAATAATGATAAATAATATTATAAATACTTTGGGTGTTGCTATGGGAATTAATATTGAAATACAAAAAGAATTCATAATTAATTGTGTTGTTGAAACAATTAAAAATACAGTTGACAGTGAAAGCGATTATAAAGAAATGGTAAAAATTGCAGCACAAAAAGGTAAGAAATTACCTTCTTATAAAGACCTTTACAATACAGCTTTGTTATTTTATACATTTGGTATGTTTTTAATTGCTGTTCAAACATCAATTCCTTCTATTAAAACAAGAAAAACACATCCTGGGTGTGTTCGTTCATTTACAGGATATCCATTTGAGGGCCAAGGCGATTTAAGTAGCTTAACATATTTGGCTTGTGTTACTTTTGATATAAGAGAATCTGGCGAACCATGGAATGTTCTTAAAAAATCTAATATCGAAAAAATACAATTACGTATTAAAGCAGGCATTGATGATAATTTAATACAATTACCAGAGGTTCAAAGAAAGTTTTCTGAAAAGACTGAATATTTACTAATAAGTCCTGCTAATGTAATTCCAGAGGAACATGATATTGCTCAATGGACAGATTTCCTCCCGCCTATTGTCCCATTTAAAATTAAACACTTAGTCAATATTTCGGAGGAGTTTAAACGTAGTTTAAAGGATGATTTAAGAAATGGTGTCAAAAATCAGAGAGAGAAAATATTGGTTGTTGAATCTAAAATTATTAAATTCTCTCTAGCTATTCAAGAAAAGATAAGAGAAATAGTTAAAAGACATAAAGCAATACTTCATACCACCAATAATGAACCATATCTTGAAAATTCGTGTTGTGATAGTAAAGAAAATGAACCAACGATTGATTATTTCAATAATATAGATGGTGATATTTTACAATTTAATTCAATTGTTGAAAGATTGACTAATATTTTGGATGATATTAGAGCTATAAATGAACCACCACTCTTTTATAGCAACATTAATACCAAAAATATATATCCACCAATATCTAATACTTTTGACGAGAAGACAATATACATGGCTTTTATATTTTATTGTAAATTTAAATCATTGAGACCAATACCAGAAGATTTACTTCCTATATGTACTAATAAACCAGATGTATTACTTATTAATCCAGCTGATACAATTGAACGTATAATTCAAAAGCTCAAAGAAGATGGAAGAACCTATACGAATGAACAGTTTATAAGACTTATTGAATTAGTTAGTAGAGAGAATATCATTAATATTAATATTGATAACCCTGTTATTTCATCTGTAGCTAAATTATCTCTTTTATTAGATGTTATTTATGATGAAAGTAATGAAAATGAGATTATTGAACAATCATTGAGGGATTTAATTAAATCTGCAATTGATACATTTGATATTGCTTCTGAAAATACTACACAAGATGTTAAAAACCTTAATAACTTTTTAATCAAAAGTAATGAAGATATGACGAGAGAAATTATTGAATTTGTCCAGAAAAATGAAGGTTCAAATGTTAGTAGAAGTTCTATTAGAAAATTTATTAAAACTATTTCTAATCTCTCTACTTGGAATGCAGATACTTCAAATAGAAATGAACACAACAAAATATCTAATGATACAATGTACACAGTAATAAATTTTTACAAGGTATTTATTGATAATTTTATAAATGTATTTCCAAATATTATTTTGAATAAGGTAAATTATGATAACACATTAATTCCTAGTTATTATGGGTTCTCTAAAAATCACACTAATAAACTTAAACGTTACATATCTGATTATTTTGAAAAACTTAAACCTTTTTATGGTGTTCCTTCATTATTTAATATTTTAAAGCAAATACATAAAAATGCAAAGAATTTAATACAACTATCAGAACATACACCATGTTTTTCAAGTATTAAAATTGGTGATAGAGTATTAAAAGGGGTTATTGATGAGAGAACTAGTAGATATTTATTTGAATACTATTTACTTCGTATTTTAATTAATTATATTGAGTTATCTGATGAAGAAGATATGATTGTAAGAGAAGTTAGTAGGAGAGAAGAAATAACCGATATGTTTACTGTTGATTATATCGAAGAAACCGAAACAAAAATTGACCTTTCAATGACATCAAGAAACAAAAATGAAACCAGAATTCTTACTGGTAATAAAAAGGAATTAAGACAAAAAGTTACTGAATTATTAATTGCATTTGTAGATATATTAAGAAATGAAAAGGATACAATTGATACTACATATGAGGACATACAAGATAGAGTTTTTAAATTGAGGGAAAGAGAAAAGGATATGGTTACTGATAAATTAAAATCAATGACTGATGAAGGAAGAGATATTGATACTATCCTTAAAATAAGTAAGCTTGCTGGTGCTGAAAATGATTATAGTAAAGGTCTTAAAAAAGGATTAACTGTTTATGACAAAGATTTTTATGAAGAAGAACAAGAAATGAGAGATAAATTAACTTCGGCAGAGAGAAAAATAAGAGCAAAAAATAAAGATGCTAATGATGAAAATATTGATATATTAGTTAATGATTACTTAGAACAAGAAGAAATAGATCGAGATATTGACCAAGATGCGTATGATATTAGTTATTTAAATGAAGCATATGATGATGGTAATTTCGATGGTATCGACGCTCCTGAAGAAGAATATGAAGATTACTCTACTGAATTCTAATTGATAATTAAGATAAAATGAAACCGAAATTGTTTATGAATATTTACAAAAACCACACGTAAATGTAGGAGATACAATTTAGATTGATTCTAATAATCACATTGGTTATAAAAAATATAAGGTTATATTAGGAAAAAATGGTATAGATAAATTTAGATAAATATAATTATAAAAAATAGTTTATAATTATATATTAGATGTATACAACTTATATTAGAGAAAATAAACCATTTGCAGCAATTCTTTTATTTTTACTTATATTTGGTTCAATTCAAATGATGAAACCTACATGCTTTTATAATACAGATGGAAGTATTAGAGAATTTGGTGTTGGATATAGAAACAAAACTATTCTACCAATTTGGTTATTATCATTAGTTTTAGGTATATTATGCTATTTAGCTGTTTTGTATTTTATTAGCTCTCCCAAAATTTTTTAACAAAACTTATCTTCGTAATCTGCATATTTATCATCATACTCAGTATATCCATATAATTCTTTAGCCTTTGTTTTTTTAGCATTTTCTTCTTTTACAAATTTTGCTTCTTCTTTTTGTTTCTGTTCATTTACTTTCTGATTACTTACCTTTTTTTCACTTTTGATATTTTTTTTATAGAAGTGTTTGTTGTCATTTCTATTTTCTTCAAGAGCAAACTCCTCTTCTTCATTTGAAAATAAGTCTCTGGCAATTTGCAGGTCAGCATCTTCTACTAATTTTCTGTCTTCTAATTTTTTTAATTGTTCCGGATTTGAAACATGTAAAACTGGAATAACATAAGCTTCGTTTTCCCAATCTTCCCAACTATCAGTCATATTAGTAATGATATACTTTATATAATTGACATACATTTAAATGATTTTTGAAACATAATATTACGTGTAATAAACAATTATTATTTAGATTTTTAACTAAAAACATTCACTTTTTAACCTGTAATTGTATAGGTTGCGGATGCTTTTTCTTTTTGTTTTTTATCCTTTTGCTCTTTTTCTAAGAATTTTTGATAGTTTGATTCCATTGTTTTTGGATTACTTGCACAACCACGTGTAGTTATCTTAAGTTGAACAATAGATGTAAGAAGTAAGCCCGTGTATATATACCACATAGACTCACCTACATTATCTCTTGTTAATACAACCTCAAATAAATCATTTTTTATTTTATCAGTTTCGGGTCCATCTATCTTATATTTATCTTTCATTAATGGTTTAAGAATACCCCAATAGTCATCAAAATTATTAGGAACAATTTGATTTATTAATATTGATGTATTACCACATATTTTGATAATAGCATCAGCAGCTGTTTCCATTGCCTGTTTCTTTTCAGGTGTCATATTTTGGTCTTCATCAAGTTTTTTCTCAATATCTTTATTAATAAGCAATTCTGTTAATAATTTATTTGCAGAACTGGAAACATAAAAATAACCAACAACATCAGAAAAAGCACTTTTAAAACCAGGGTAAACTGTTAAAATTATAACAAGAACACCAAAAATGAGTATCCAAGGTAAAAATGTTAAAACACCAGCAGCACCCATATTTTCTGTAATATTACCACCACAATTAGATGCTATAATTGATGAATTAACCATAAATTGTATCATAATAACTAATAATACATATATAGCTAAATACATGTAGTTGTTACTTATATATTTTTTATATTCTTCCTTATTACTGTACAACTGATATGGTAATGTAGGTTTTAAAGCAATGTAGTAAAAAAGAGTTGTTAATAAAAAAGTTACAATATTTAAATATGAATTTGCCATATAGATAATATGTATAATTTATTTTATAATTTTAACTATAAATAATATGAATTTTGAAGAACATTCTAATCAAGGATGGGCCTTGCCTAAACCAATTTTAACAGAACCTGGTGTAAAATATTTTTTAAGTGAAGCATTAAAGCAATCCCATATAATTAGAGAGAATTTTCATAATACACTTTTCAATATTGGTATGTTAATATTTTTTCTTTTAATTTTAGGAGCAATCCTTGTTTATAAGTATAAAGGTAAATTAACTCCGGTTGAGATATCAAAAAATAATAATCAAAAACATCAATATATTTTGGAGAAAATTAAAAACTTTCAAATTGCAAAACAAAGAGCACAACAAGAATTAATAACTGGACTACCTCATTGGGATAACGAATATAATATAATACATTCACGTCCTTAAAAGCTTCGCTGGAACATAAGGTAGCTTCGCTGAAATACAGTAACTTATGCAAATTAATTTATTAACTATAATATATATAATAATGCAAATAGATGAAATACCTAGTTTTGATGATGCTTTAACTGAGTATTTTAAACTTAAAAATATTTTTGAAAACCAACTCAGTACGTATAAAAAGAAAATTATTAATAATCCTACATTAAGTAATAGGGAAAAACGTTCAGAATATTTAAAATTGATGCCTAAATGTGTAAATTGCAAGAGACCATCTAAGAGAGGTACAATTTTCTCACACAGTTATACTCCATCTGATGATAAAATAGAATCATATAGAATTTTACAAGCTAGTTGTGGAGATTTAGCTGATCCTTGTAATTTAGATATTAAAATTCAACTAGATAAAATTGAAAAAATTGAAAGTGTAATAAATGATATTAAAAATGAAACTAAAGAATATAAAAATAAAATTATTAATGACAAGAATAGATTATTATTTGGTATAATTGATACAGAAACAGCTATAGAAAATTTTGACCGCAATAAATCATACATTACTGAGATAACATCAGTATATGAAATGTATTTAGATATCTATAATAAGGTTACAGATAATCCAGAAAAAAAAGTAGAACTTGACGATTCAATAGTACAATCATATAATTTAATTGGCGAGATTAAGTCATGTATTAGTAAAATGATTGAGAATGATGATACACAATATGCTGAAGATGCTGCAACAATTTATACCACAACTCTTAAACCATTAATAGATAAAATTCGTGTTTTGAAATATAATGAAAATATTGTATTTTACGATGATGAAAATAATACATGTAGATTAATCCAAAATAAGAACTCTATATCTCAATTAAATACAGATGGATATCAAAATAAGGTGTTAAAATTTTCCGTGGGATATGAAGCAAAGAAAGCTCCTAAGAAAAAACCAGCAACATTTATTGTAGAATCAGACACTGAAGAAGGAACAGAGCCTTCAGAACAGAAAGAACTAACAATTAAAATTCAAGAACCTGATGAAGTAAACCAATCGGGTGAAATACCACAAGATGAACCTATTATTGGTGAAGGTGAAGACGGTATAGACTGGCACATACAAGAATATAAAGATTTATGGAGTAAATTACCTAAGAAGCTAAAAACAGAATTTAAACTAAATATAGACTGGATGAAAGATTTTATGTATAAATGTTTAAATGCAAGAAAGAAGGGTGGTCTTGAATGTAGATTACCTACTCCACCTAATATTATAATACCACCTAGAGAGATGCCAAATGGTCAATATGATTTTGGTGTTTCAATTTATAATACTGCGTTCAATAAACAACCAAGTTCCCTCCAAAAAACTTATTTAACTTTTTATAAAGAAGACCTACAGACAAAAGAGAAAAACTATAGCATGTTAGAAGATGCTATGAATAATTTAGTTGAGAAGGAAGTAGATTTCGGTAGAGGTTTTTTCTAATGTAATTATATATGCTGTTAAATTATATTTCAATACCAACATTTTTAATAAGTTTTGCGATAGGACTTTTTTTTATTTATATTTTAGGACCTGAAATAAAAACTATTTATATTTATCCTACTCCTGAAAATATAGATAAGATTTTATTTAGAGATAAAGCTGATAACTGTTTTAATTTTGAAGAACAAGTTGTTGAATGTCCAAAAGATAAATCATTGATTTCAAAAATTCTTATGCAAACTTAAGAAAAAGAAATTAATATTATAATATAGATGGGATTGAATTTTGGAAGATTTGTACATACTGAAACTGGTAAAATAATTATGTCAATGTTGTTGGGTCTCGGTTTAGCCTCTTTATTTAGGAGTGTTTGTAAGGGCCATAATTGTATTATTTTTCATGCCGCGCCTTTAGACGATTTTAAAGATAAAATATATAAAAATGATGGGAAATGTGTTAAATATATTCCAACAGCAACTAAATGCAGATTAAATGCAAAAACTTTAACATTCGAATAATTCCACTTTTAAGAAAATTGGAGCAAAATATTTTGCGTAATTATTGTAAGCAATCATTCTTTACAATAATTATGAGTGACGCAACCAATATTTTAGATTTACCAACAGATCCTGTCGGTGGAGGAAATGTAAGTAATAATATAAATATTACTGCTCAAGAACCTAAAGTTAATGTACATCAATCTCCATTAGGAATGTCTTTAGATGAAACTACTATTAGCCAAATTGTAAACGGATTACAACAAGCTACATTAGCAGGTGTCACCCAATTACCATCTAGAGATATACCTATGAATACGTCAGGAATTAGCAATGATCCACAAGTTATACCTAATTATGTTCCTCCTTCACCAAGTAATCATACTGATTACATAAGAAATTATCAACAACCAAGTGATAATAAAAATCAACAATTCAATCATTCATTAGATGATATGTATAATGAAATTCAAACACCATTATTAATAGCAGTTTTGTACTTCTTATTTCAGCTACCATTTTTTAAGAAATTTTTATTTACATATTTACCATTATTGTTTTCAAATGACGGTAATTATAATTTAAATGGATTTTTATTTACAAGTGTTACATTTGGGATTTTGTTTCATTTCTTAATTAAGACAACATCATATTTTGGTACATTTTAGAAAAAGAATTTTATTACACCCTTGAAGATTTATGGGATGGTATAATAAACTCATTATATAGAATTTCGTATTTTTTTTGTTGATTATAAAATACGCGTTGCTCTAAATATATATTTCATTATAATGTATTTTGTGACATAACTGATGATATAAATCTGTTTGATTTTTATCTTCAATAGCCAGCATTGGATAAATTAAAGCACGATTGCCTTGTTTAATAATTATTTTGTCAGCAATAAAATCATTTTCAAAAATACTTATATATTCAGAATAATAATTATCTAATAAATCCTTAGCAAAATTTTTTGAAATTAGATACATTTGTGTTCCTGATAAATATTCAGGATATTCGTGATATTTAAAAAAAGATGTTTTTGGCATTTCAGCCTTTAATTTAAAATTACTATATATATTATCGTTTCCTATCTTATATGGAATCATATAACTTAATAGTAAAATATCTAAGTGTAAAAATCTAAAATCATTAATAACCTTTTTGAAATTTTCATTAAACTTTTCATGAATACAAATATCATCTTCGCAAATGACAGCATAATTTTTATTCGAATTATGATAAAATTCATATAAAATATCTAGGTGTCCATATATAATAGACCGGTGACGTTTATTATATTTAGTTAATTTTTCATTTATTCGCTGGTCTGTATATTGAACTCCGTTATAAAAATTACAATCGATATTTAATGTTCTAAATCGATTTATCATTTTATTTCTTTTTTCTTCATCATTGAATGATAAACAATAAAATTGACAAATGCCAAACGATGACATTCTAATATTCTTTTAGATTTTCTTTTAGATTTTCTTTTAGATTTTCTTTTAGATTTTCTTTTAGATTTTCTTTTAGATTTTCTTTTAGATTTTCTTTTAGATTTTCTTTTAGATTTTCTTTTAGATTTTCTTTTAGATTTATTTCTTCGTTATATTTTTCAAATACTAATTTGAATGATATAATAATGATAGACCCATATGTTAATAAGTTGATTGAAAATTTGTCAGACGACACAAAAACTCTACAAAGACTTGATTTAGTTTTAGACGGTGGAGTATTTAATGGTAGTTATTTAGTTGGTGCATTGTATTTCTTAAGAGAAATGGAGAGAAGAAAATATGTTAAGATTGAAAGAATTTCAGGATGTAGTATTGGTTCTATAGCAGCCTTTTCATATTTTATTGATTCTCTCGATATAATGCCTAAACTATATGATATTGTAAGAGATGAATTTAAGAATAAATTTTCACTTAAAGTTATAAAAACGCTTAAAACTCATTTAAAAGATAGAATTCCTGATGATATATGTAGCAAAGTTAATGGTCGATTATTTATTTGTTATAATGATATAAAAAAAAATAAAAAGATTGTAAAATCACGCTACAAAAATGTAGATGAAATAATTGATACAATTATTAAATCTTGTTATATACCATTCTTAATTGATGATAATATTTTTTATAAGAACAAATATATTGATGGCATAAATGCATTTATTTTTAATAAAGAACCTAATAAAAAAATTTTATACATGGATTTATTAGGATATGATAAAATTATAAATACATTAAATATTAAAAATGAAAAAAGTAACTTTCATAGAATATTAACAGGATTATTAGATATACATAGTTTTTATATTAAAAAAACGAATACTTCTATGTGCAGTTTTGTGAATGATTGGAGTATTTTTAATAAAACTCACCATAGTTTTAGACTTATATTAGAGAGAATAATAATTAATATTATAATATTATTAAACTATGCAAAAAAATATCTACCTCACGATATTAAGGACAATATTATAGTTAAGATTATTTCAAAAATTATATTTGATATATTTAGTATAATTTTAGATACTTATTGTTTATAATTTAGTTTAAAAATCAAATTGTAAATATCAATAGAATTTAAATGGATGCTATTGATATTACTGATTCCGCTTTTTCTTTAGATGCAACTGATACCAATACGATTTTTGGTGGAAGTTCAATAAATGACTACACCACGTTTATTTATATTGGTGCAGCTATATTAATTATTATTATTGGTATGTTTATTTTTAATTTTTATCAAAATAAAAAAAATAGTGAAAGCCAAGGACAAGAACTAGATTGTGAAGGAGGGTTTTGCACTATGGAACAAAGTCCGATAGATCCTTCACAATATAGTAATTAGTAATTAGTAAATACCTTTCTTATGTTTTCTAGTCTTCTTTGAATTGTAAAGATTTAAAAATCCGCTCTTTCTAGTTTGTCTTTTCTTTTTATTTTTATCATTTTTATTTAATTTTCTCTCTTGCTTTTGACTTTTAATATCATCTGGTCTATAGTTTAAGAACCATTCTTCGAACTTTTTTTTATCTTTACTTTGTTTTAATTCTTTGTATTTTGCTGCTTTTTCTGTCTTCATTTCTTCCACGGATTCTTGATGACCATAACACGTTATACTAAAACGTTTTAATAACCCTTTTTGTGCTAATCTATTTTTTTGTTGGACGTCAAATAAAAATTTTGACATGCAAAGTATTCTATCAATAAATTCATTATAATATGGTTTATTAGCATATAAAAATGCTAAATAAAAACTTAACATGGTATCAATTGTTGCTACTTTAACTTTTTTACCATTCATCATTAATACATTGTAGCTATGACAACCAATTGGTTTATAAATAAATAAAATAGTATCTTTATTAACCTTCACTTCATAATGCTCTGGAACAATCTCTCCAACACCTGGTTGTTTAATTATTTTAACATTTTTTATACCATTATCATCTAATCTTTCTTTAATAACTTGTGCTGTTGTTTCAGGATTATTAGATAATACATCAAAATCCGCACTTTTTTCTATTTTTTTTCTTAAGTTTGCAGGCATATATTGTGAGTAAAGAGTATTTGCAAAACCACCAAAAAATACTACACCTTGATTTATTAATGTATTTTTAACCGCTTCAAATATTTTATCTTCATTCTCTTTATGTTCCATTTCACGCTGAAAGTCAACATTATTACAATCTATATCTGTTATAGGATAATTCTTATTTAAGAGTGTTAAACGTTTTAACACCTTTTCCCATCTACTAATATCTCCAGCAGGTCTAGATAATTCTAAATACATAGACATTCTTAAAAAATTTGGAGGTGCATATAAAACACCTCCAACACTAATTGCATCTTTTTTGAGAGCAATAAAAATGTCTTTTGGTAAATAAGTTATATCAGCAACAGCCATATAATTAACATAAACCTTATAAGTTCCATGATGTTGCCCGGATTTTGCTTCAACATCAATAAATCCTTTTTTATAATAGATATCAGCCAATTCTTTTGCATCTTCTAAGGCATTTAGAGAGAAAAAATCATAATCTGGTAGCTCTACATCTTTATTATAAAATCTATCCTCTTCTGGTAATATATTATTTATAGCAGTTCCACCATAACATATTTCTTTCTTTCGTTTAATAAATTCTTCAACTATATTGATTATTTTTTGGACATCTTCTGAATTTACAACGCGCTTACCCATTTTCTCTTCTGCCTTGTCTACTGCCATACGCAAAATTGCAAGTTCGCAATCTGCAAATGATAAATCTTTACATAATTTTTTATCTTTTGACATTCTCTTATATTATTCAATTAAAATAAAATTGAATAATAAAGTAATTTAAATTATATAAATTATACTAAATAATACATATGTCAACTATTGAAGAAAAAATCCAAGTTATTAATATTTCTTCGGTAGCTCGGAGAATTAAACGAGAATTAGAAAAAATGATAAATTTTGGTATTTGTCAAAATGATGATATTAGTATTTCAAAAAATGTAGATTTTAATAATGATTTTGAATATCATGTAAGTATTTACAATAATAAAGATAAAAGACATTATGAATTTATTTTATATAATCATTACCTTTTTAGTCCACCTAGATTAATTTTAAACCACAAACCATATTCGGAGTATTTGAAATTTAATTCTGAAGTTTTTACACGTATCTTTTATAAATATAAAGGTAATCGTTGTTTTTGTTGCGAAACAAAATTACGTGGTGTTAATTGGTGTCCTCAAATTACGATGCTAAATGTAATGGATGAAGTTGATAGATTTCATAAAGATTGTAAAGAAATTGCAGACATAATAATAGTAGCAGTTATAAAAAGAAAATATTTAATAAATGATATAAATATCATTCAATGGTTATGAATGGATATCAAACCATATTATAATATTATGTGTAAATTATCTAAAATTTAAAACTATAATAATCGGTAGATTCTTCGCGGGTAGCATAAGAGTATTCTGGTAACTGTGGCGTTGGACCTGGAACAGTAACAGGTTGATATCTCAATTCTGGTGGTTTTAATGAGAATGCATAACCTGCTCTGTCGAAGAACAAAGTATTTTCCATAAGGAAATTATCAACCATTTGATATCTCATTGCTACCATTTGACATCCTGCAGCTCTACATAATAAACCACTAGGATTAGATGGATTAACTCCGCTATCAGGCAAAACAATTGTCATAGCGCGTTTATTATATTCTGTCAATTCATTAATATCGGGAGTATTTTTGACATTATAATAGGTGTATTCTCTCATAAATATAGAATTGCTTGTTAAATTAACATATTCTAATAACTGTTTATTCTCTAAGAATGCAGTATTACTTCTATCAACAATTAATCCAACTTTATTTTTGAGCTCTAATAAAGGGACATTTCCTAAATTTTTACCTTGTGATTCATAACTATAATTCATCCCTAACATAATATTTGTATAAGACTTAAATATCTTAGCTAAATTGGAATACATATCTTGGTTATTGCTCATAAATCTTAAATGAATGAATAGTGGATCAGTTGGATTAGGACAAGTGCCTCCTGAAAACGCATAATTTTGAATTGTATCCATAACAGTAGCAAAATTTACTGAATTAAATGTTTCCTTTACATAATAACTATCACTTGTGCTAGTTGCAACAACCGGCTGGTTATTTACTGAATAAATTTCAAAATCAAGACATCTAACACCTTGCTTAATAACTGCTTTTAAGTTTCCTATATCAGTAAAACTATTTTTGTATGAACCACCTGAACAAGCATTATAAGCTGTTTTTATGTAATAATCAAATAAATTACCACTACAATCTGAGTCGGAACTTGTAATAGACCTTATATTTCCGTTGACGGATGGATATAAATTATTCATATAACTAACCTGACTATTTTGTAATCTACTTAAATAAATCATATATCCAATAAATATAATAAGAATAATGAAAATAAATGCTGTTATCATATATACTTGAAACTGTTCATCCATTTTTTGAATAGCGCTTAAATAATCATTTGGTGTTGAAGACATTATTAATATATTATATTATTTTTAATTTTTAGACATAATTAAATTATATTATGATGAAATTAATAATTAAAAAATAATAAATATATAGTATAACTATGCCGGGTGGCTTAATGCAACTAGTATCTCAAGGACAACAAAATTTAATTCTAAACGGTAATCCTAGTAAAACTTTCTGGAAAACAACATATAAAAAGTATACAAATTTTGGATTGCAAAAATTTCGTCTTGACTACGATGGTTCTCCAATGTTAAACTTAACAACTGAAAGCACTTTTACGTTTAAGGTCAAAAGATATGCAGATCTGCTTATGGACTGCTATATTTGCATAACATTACCAAATATATGGTCTCCAATATTTCCTCCACAAGCTTATCAACAAAATGATGGAACAACAGCTTATTCAGATTGGGGTCCGTATGAATTTCAATGGATAAAAGATCTTGGAGCACAAATAATAAGTAAAGTAACAATAAATTGTGGAAATCAACAACTCCAACAATATTCAGGTCAATATATATTAGCTTCAGCACAGAGAGATTTTTCAGGAAGTAAACTCCGTTTGTTTGATGAAATGATAGGAAATGTTCCTGAATTAAATGACCCCGCAAATGCAGGAGCTCGTGTAAATGCTTATCCAAACGCATATTATACCCAAAGTCCTGCAGGAGCGCAGCCTTCAATTATGGGAAGAACATTATGGATACCTTTAGGTGCATGGTTTAATTTGTCAACATTTCAAGCATTTCCTTTAGTAGCACTTCAATATAACGAATTATCAATAAACGTAACATTTAGACCTATGAATGAGTGGTTTACTATTCGTGACGTTGAAGATTACACAAATAATTTTCCAGTTGTAGCACCAAATTTTAATCAATATTATATGCAATTTTACAGATTTTTACAAACACCTCCTGATGAAGAATTGGGTCCTACATCTTATATAGATACAAGAACAAATTGGTTTGCAGATATAAATCTAAATTGTACTTATTGTTTTCTCTCTGATGATGAATCGACAATATTTGCAAAGAATGAACAAAAATATTTAATTAAACAGATTTATGAGAAACCATTTTATAATGTAACTGGTCAAAATAAAATAGACTTAGATTCGATGGGTATGGTAATAAGCTGGATGTTCTATTTTCAAAGAAGTGATGCGAATTTAAGAAATCAATGGTCCAATTATACAAATTGGCCTTATGAGTATATGCCTCAAGATGTTACCCCTGCACCAACTGCGGGAAATATTCCAAATCCAAATCCATTCCCTCCTCTAGGTGCGGTTACATTAGGTCCAGGTCTTGAACCAGATGGTTCATTATCAGGTTTATATTTAACAGGTGTGTATAATCCTCAAAATATAAAATATATATTAGTTGCATTAGGAATATTACTTGATGGTCAATATAGAGAAAATATGTTACCAGCAGGTGTTTACAACTTTGTAGAGAAGTATGTAAGAACTGCTGGATTTGCGCCACCAGGTTTATACTGTTATAATTTTTGTTTAAATACTGATCCATATACACTACAACCATCAGGTGCAATGAATATGAGTAGATTTACAAATATTCAATTTGAATTTACTACAATCTCCCCACCTGCAGACCCATATGCACAAGTATTAACTATATGTGATCCAGTAACAGGTGATATAGTAGGTATCAACAAGCCAACATGGCGAATTTATGGTTATAATTATAACATGTATTTAATAGAAGAGAGAGTAAATATGGTGGTATTTGTTGGTGGAAATGCTGGTTTATTATATGCAACTTAAAAATATATTCTTTAAATTATTTAATAAATAATATATTTAACCTACTTAAAGAACGAAATGTCATTTTCTCTACAACCATGTAGTATAAAGTTGAAAATTACTGAAAAGTCATGTAGTGAAAAAAACATTTTTGAAATTTGAAAAGTATTTTGACTTTTAAAAA